CAAGAAATGGGAAAATAAATGCATTAAGATTGATTCTTAAGTGAGGTGAATTATGGCGCAAGGTTCTAAATACACAGATGAACAGAAAGAACAAGCACTTGCAATGCTAACAACCATGTCTGTCAAAGCTGTATCAGAGAATCTTAATATACCAGAGAACACTTTGAGAGATTGGAAGAAAAATGCAGAAAAGACAAATCCAGAGTTCGTGGAACTTCGAAACGAAAAGAAGAAACAATTCGTTGAGAAAGCATGGAACATTATGGAAAAAGCCAATCAATTACTTGAAAGAAAATTAGATAGAGCATTAACCAAGGAAAAAGAACTTGATGATGCTCTTGATGAACTTTATGAGGAAACAGACTTTGAGAAAAAGAAAGATAGAGAAAAATATCTTCGAGTAGCAAGGAAAGTGGATGCATTAAAGATGGAAAACATTGGTCAGTTGTCTACAGTTATTGGAACAATGTATGACAAACAAGCACTAATCAATAAAGAGGCAACTGTAAATCATGGTGCAGATGCATCACTTGAACAAGTGTTAAGAAATCTGCAAGGTGAGGAAATGTAATGGCAATCAATACAAAAAAATACATTGAGAATGAATTGTTTATAAGAACAAAAGATTCACAAATTATTCCATTCATTATCAATGAGCCACAGATGAAACTCTATGACACAATCAAAGAGCTTCACCAACAGAACAAACCAATTCGAATCATCATCTTAAAAGCAAGACAGATGGGATTTTCAACTTTAACAGAGGCACTAATCTTTAAAAGAACAGCAACAAAATCAAATGTTAATAGTGGTATTGTTGCTCACAAGGAAGATGCAACAACAAACCTTTTCAATATGTCACAATTATTCTATGAAAAGTTAAAGAGTTGTTTGAAACCTCAAATAAGAAAGAGTAATGCAAAAGAACTAATCTTTGATAATAAAGAGGGAACTGGGTTAAAGAGTAAAATCAAATGTATGACTGCTGGCGGTGAGGGAATTGGTCGAAGTGATACATTTCAAAACTTGCATATTTCAGAGTATGCATTCTGGAAAGGTGACAAAAAGAATACTTTAGCGGGTCTATTACAATCTGTTCCAGATACACCAGAAAGCATGGTAATCATAGAGTCTACAGCTAATGGTTATGATGACTTTAAACAAAGATGGGATGATGCGGTAGATAGCAAGAGTGATTATATTCCATTATTCTGTGCATGGCATGAGTTGGAATCATACAGAAGAGATGCAGATGGATTGATTCCAACAGAAGAAGAATTAGAGTTGAAAGAATTGTATCATCTAGATAATGAGCAACTTGCATGGAGAAGATGGAAGATTGCAAACGATTGTGGTGGTGACCTGGATTTATTCAAACAAGAATTTCCAAGTTGTCCTGAAGAGGCATTTATATCATCTGGTTCAAGTGTTTTCGATAAAGAAAGCATTATTAAACAGATTGAGAGAGTGCGAAACATTAAACCAGTCAAAAAAGGATATTTTGACTATAAGAAAAAGGTAATTGATATAGATAATTACGAGATAAGTGATATCAAGTGGGTTGATGATGAAAAAGGATATATAACTATTCATCAAGAACCTGTGGTGATATATGACCAGAAGACAAAACAACCATTAAGAAAAGCACCTTATGTTATTGGTTGTGATGTTGCTGGAAATGGCGAGGATTACTTTACTGCTAAAGTAGTCGATTGCATAACACATGATAGACATGCGACACTTCATAAACAATCTATTGATGAGGATTTATATGCAGACCAACTCTATTGTTTAGGTATGTATTATCATGAGGCTTTAATCGGCATAGAGGTCAATTATAGCATTGTAGCAGATAGAGAGTTGAATAAACTCAACTATCCACACATTTATCAAAGAGAAGTGTTTGATAAACAAAATCAAAGGTATTTAAAGCAAACTGGATTCATTACAAACTCTGTGACAAGACCATTGATGATTGCTAAACTTGTAAAACTCTTTAGAGAAGACATTACACACGAATGTGATGTTGCAACATTAAGAGAGTGTTTGACATTCATTAAAAATGAAAAAGGTCGAGCAGAGGCAGAAATTGGATTCCACGATGATTTGGTTATGGCAGATGCAATAGCTGAAACAATCATAGAGCAACAAGATGTAAATTGGATTGATATTGAACAACCAAAATACGAATTGCCATTTGCTTTACAGACAGAAGATTTAAGTGATGATGAAGACAATGATTCATATCAAGATTATTTTAGTGCATTAGAGGAGGAATTTTAATGGAAGAACTAATTGCAACATTAGTAAAACAAGCATTTGCATCGCAAAATGAAAGAATTGAAGAACTAAAAAAGGAATTGGATTCTATTAAAAAGGAAAACCAAGCACAAAAAGATAAAATAAAAGACCTAGAAGAGTTAAACACTCTTATGGATAAAACAATTACAGAATGCAAGGATTTGCTAAAAACCTATGTCGTTAAGGATGATGAAAATAATTTAATGGAGGAATATAAGTTTGGAGAACAATAAAGAAACTAGATTAAGTCAGATTTGGAAAGAACACCAAGATGGAAAAAGTTATCAAAAATCTATTGGACTTGAAACTTCTCTTCCTCTCTGTGTTGATTTCTTTGAGGGTAGGCATTGGGGAAAGGTTAGTGATAAAACCAAAACACTTCCAAGACCAATATTTAACCAAATTGAAATGATTGTAGAAAGTAAAGATGCCGGAATTCTTGCAACACCACTAAAGATAATCTTTAGTTCGCAAGAATCTCCAGATTTAGCATCTAAACTAACTGCTTTTAATACTCAAATGGAAAAGGAAATGAAACTCGAAGATGTGTGGTCAGAAATGGTATGCCAAGCATCTGTTGAGGGTTCAAGTTTTATTCATTTTTATTGGGATGCAGAGGCAGTAGGTAAAAGAGGTGAATACAAGGGTGGTGTAAGAGCTGAAATTATAGAACCTCTTAATGTCACAGTTCATAATCCTAGAGAAACAGATATCCAAAAGCAAAAATGGATAATCATCGAATCAAGATGTGAGGTTGATTCTGTAAGAGCAATGTGTCGAAACCAAAAAGATGCAAGTGCAATAGAGCCAGATAATAATGAGAACCTTCGAGGGGAACAAGAGCAAGATGGTAGCAAATTAGTCACAATCTTAACAAAGTATTTTAAGAAAGATGGTGAAGTTTACTTTGAAAAGGTGACAAAAAATGTTTTTGTGTGCAATGCAACAGCTCTTAATCCAGAGATAAATAAAAAACTACTCAAAGCAAAAGAGGATTCTGCAGAATCAAATCTTCCAGATAAACCACAGAAGAAGAGTTCTGGCTATAAAGCAACTCTATTTCCGGTTGAGGTTTATCAATACAAGAAGAGAAAGAATTGTATTTATGGAAGAGGCGAGGTTGAACCTATTATTCCAAACAATAGAACTGTAAACTTTAATACTGCAATGATGTCAAAGAGTGTTGAAGACCAAGGGTTCGGTCAAATTGTTGCCAAAGAGGGAGCAATGAATAAAGGTGATAAATTCACTAATGACCCAACAAAAATCCTTATAGATAGATACAAGGGTGGTCAAGGATTCTATCCATTACAAAAACAACCATTTAATCCTCAAACCTATCAATTAAACAAAGACATTCTTGAAACAACAAGAAGTGTGACTGGTGCAACAGAGGTTATGACTGGTGAAATAATGGGAGCAAATCAATCTGGCGCATCTATTGCATATTTACAACAACAAGCACAAAAACCTATTGATAATCTTGCTAGAAGATATAGAAAGTTTAGGCAAAGATGTGCAGAAATCTTATTGCAATTCTATGTTTTATTCTATGAAGACAAAGAATTTTATAATGAGGTTAGCGAAGATGAGGCAAAAGGCATAATGCTTGAGCAGCTTAAGAGTCAAGGCATGACAGATGAACAAGTTGCATCACAGATGGCGGAAATGCCAAATGAACCAGTTAAATTTAAAGACATGTTTAATGGTTCTGAATATCAAGATTATGACTTTGATATCACAACAGAAATAGGTGCCGGAACTCAATATAGTGAGATAATTACAGTTAACATCCTAGACAATTTACTTAATGGTGGCAAGATAAGTTTAAGAACTTATTACAAGATATATCCAGAAAATCTTCTTCCAAACAAGAAAGAATTGCTAAAAGACTTGGACGAGCAAGAGCAAGGTCAAATTGCTCAACTATCACAGATGGTTCAACAACAACAAGACCAATTAACAAAGTATGCTCAAGTCACCCAACAATTAACAGAGATAGCAAATAACATTTCTGGAACAATTCAAGAGAATAAGAGATTAAATCAATTACTTGCTCAATTACAAGCTGAATATACTGGAAAAATCAATATTGCAAATCAGCAGATTGCAGAATCACAAAAAGATGCAAATGATTTAGCGGCATTGATACAATTAGACCAGTTAGACAGAGTGTAAGGAGGGAATGCAGATGCAAAGAGTATGTCAACATTGCAAAACGGTGCTAACAAAAAAGACAAGCAATAAATACAAAACAACCTTTACTTGCAGAAAACCAGATTGTCCTAATCACAATAAAGATGTTCTGGTAAAGAAAATGGTAGTTAAAGCATAATGCTTTGATTATATAAAAATCGCATAGAATAGCGGAAAAATCAAGGAGGACTATATGTCAGAAATCGAAAAAACTGCGGAAACAAACATTGAGCAAGAACCTAATAGTGAGGTAAATGCTAACTACAATGTGGTTGGTGAAATCGCAGACACCAACGAAGAACAGCCAGAAGTGAATGATATTGAATTTACAGACACAAAGGCAGAAGAGAATGACGATTCTAAAAAGCCAGAAGAGAAGAAAATTCAAAGCAATGCACAGAATGCTGAATATGCTCGTAAAAGAAGAGAGGCAGAAAGGAAAGCCGAACTTGAAAAAGCGAGAGAAGAGGCAAGATACAACACTTTAATTGAACTTACTAATGGAATCAATCCATATACACAAGAAGAAATTAAAGACAAAGTTGATGTTGATAAATATCTTGCTATGAAAGAGATTGAAAAGAGTGGTGGCGACCCTATTGCCGACTATCACAAAGTCCAATCAAAGAAACAAAAAGAGGAGATTGAGTCAAAAAGAAAAGCCGATGAGGAAAAGGAATGGTATGTAAATGACCGAAAAGATTTCTTTTCAAAGCATCCAGAAATGACAGATGCACATCTGCAAGAACTTTTAAAGAATGAACAATTTCTCCTTTATGGTGAGGGAAAATTTGGTAGCAAACCTTTAGCAGAGATTTATGATGGGTTTAATAAAGTTGTTTCAACCTTTGAAACCAGAGCAAAATCAATCGCAGAAAAGATGTATGCTAACAGAAATTCATCTCCAGGTCCACTTAATAGTTCTGAAGTTTCTAAATCAAAATCATGGGAAGATATGAGTCTTGATGAGTTTGAAAAAGAAATTCAAGCTGCAAAGAGTGGAAAATATAAAATAACATAGAGGTGAAAGTCCTCTAAAAATAAAATAAATTAAAGAGAGGATAAAATTATGCCAAATACAAACACATTACAAACATTGTCAGCAGAAGCAAAGACTTTCTATGACAAAACACTTTTAGCAAGACTTCTTCCAACTTTGGTTTTTGCCAAATTTGGTCAAAAGAAATCAATACCATCAAGAAGTGGTAAAACAATCGAATTTAGAAAATTCGCATCATTAGCGCCAGCAATTACACCATTAACAGAAGGTGTGACACCGGCTGGTAAAAGTTTAAGTGTATCTGCAATCACAGCATCTGTTAGTCAATATGGTGACTATGTTGAAATTTCAGACGTGCTTGACCTTGTAGGAATTGACCCAGTTCTTACCGAATCTGCAGAATTACTTGGTGAACAAGCAGGTCTAACTATTGATAATGTAGTTAGAGATGTAGTATGTTCTGGAACTAACATTCTTTATGCTGGTGGCAGAGCGAATACAGATGCTATCACAAGTGATGATAAGATTAGTGCAGACCTTGTTGCAAGAGCTGTGGTTATTTTAAAGAAAGCAAATGTTAAGAAATTTGATGGAAAACATTACATCGGTATTGTTGACCCAGAAACAGCTTATGACCTTATGAAAGACCCACTTTGGTTAGATATTTCTAAATATAGTGGTGGCAAGGCAATCATGGATGGAGAAATTGGTAAACTTCATGGTGTTCGTTTCATTGAAACAACCGAAACTCTTGTAAAAGAAAATGAAAGTGGAATCGATGTTCACTGCTCTATGATTATCGGTAAAGATGCTTATGGTGTAGTTGATGTTGATGGAAAAGTAAAACCAGAAAACATCGTTAAAGGTTTTGGTTCTGCTGGAACTGCAGATGCCCTTGACCAAAGAGCAACATCTGGTTGGAAAGCAATGTTTACTGCTAAAAGACTTGATGAAGATTGCATGATTAGAATTGAACATGCTGTCACAGAATAGGTTTAAAAATTCACCTAGCACCCTCTAAATAATATTAGAGGGTGTGAAAAATTAAAATTTTGGAGGAAAGTTCTTATGAGTAAAGTTAATACTACTGAAAACATTGAAGAAAAAATTGAGGGAAATGTAGACCAAGTTGTTAATACTACTGAAAACATTGAAGAAAAAATTGATTCAAAAGTTGAAAAAAGATTAACAAAAGATGCATTAAAAATAGGAAAACTATTTGCAAAAGAAGAAAAAATTGCAACCAAGATTCCTATTGACCCTCAAAATCCAAAGGATTTGATGGTTGTAGTAAAGGTTAATGGTTATGCTTATAACATTAAGAGAGGCGAAACTGTAAAATTGCCTACATCAATCGTTAAGATTCTTGAAAATGCAAAATACATTTAATAATAAAAACAATCCATGTTTTTGGATTGTTTTATGTGATTTGAGTTGGCTAATAGTGGTTCGAACCCACAAAGTCGCAGAAATGGAGGAAATATGAAATTAGGTGAAATCAAACTAGAAGCTCTTAAAATAATGAATATCAATAATGATAGTGTTTTATTATTGGATAGAATGGAGTCTTTGAAAGGCGAAAAAAGATATGCAAAGTATCTTAATAACATGTTCAATAGCATCAATAAAGCAATCGACATTATTAACCATAAAAAAATATTAAAGCAAAATAGAATTGAAATGTCTGAATTACCAGTAAGTTTAGGAAACATTAACAACAGATATGATGTTTCTGGGGTGTCAGACTTTTTGTCTATTGCAAGAATTGTTTATGAAGATAGGAGCAATTACATTGAAAGAGTCACCTATGAAAAAGAGGGTGATTTAATTGTTGTATCTAATAAATATCTACCAGAATCTCTAATTTTGCTTTACGACACAAAGATTCCAAATATCACCGAGGGAACTGCAGATACAGATGAGGTTGCTGGATTAAGTGATGAATTAGCAAGATTGATTCCATATTATATAAAGTTTGAGTTATATCAAGAGGATGAACCAGACCTTGCATTAACAGCCAAAGGAACATTTGACCAAGGAATTGAATCTTTGAGAGTGTTTGAAGATGAGCAAGAAGAATTTACAATAAAAAATATTTATTCAAGTGAGGATTTTTAATGGGTGTGGAATTAAAAGCGAGAAGACAAGCAAAGATTAGTAATTTTAAAGGTGTTGATTTTTCAAGTTCTCCTCTTTTAGTTGCACAAAACAGAGCTGTTAATAGCAAAAACTTTATATATGAAAACGGTGTCAATAGGAAGAGAAATGGTTGGTTTGAAAAATATAGAATAGGAACTGGAAATATCAATGGCATTTTCGAATGTGTTTTGAATGGCGTTAAAACAATCCTAGTTTATAGCGGAAAACAATTCTATAAGATAGTTGATGGAGAAATAAGTAATATCACATTGTCATCAACAAATGAGCCTTGCAAGGTCAATATAAGCAATTTAGAAGACAGAAGATGTCAAATGTTTGTAAGCAACAACAGATGTTATTTTGTTGGTTGTGGTGACTATTTAACCTATGGAAAATATGGTGATAATTTTGAATTGAGAAGAGTTGAAGATGATGAGTATACACATATACCAACAACAACTATCAATATTGATGCAGATGGTGTAGAGGGAGATATTGTTGAAACCCTGGAATCACCAAATTTATTATGTAGTAAACGAAAGAACACTTTTGTTGGAAATGATGCTAATTCTGTTTTTACAGTTGATGCAGAAAGCATAGATGAAGATGTTCAAGTCATAGTGGAACATGAAACATTAAACGATGGTGGCGAATTAGTTGTAAAAGAATATAAAAGCAATGGTTCAATACTTTATGATGGTTCATCAAGTGTAGGTTCTATTGATTATGCAAATGGTAAGATTACTTTTAGCATTGATACAAAACCATTCATGGTTGCAGAATCTAACTTAACAATTACTTTTGGTTGTAAAGTTGAGGATTATGCATCAAGAATAAACAAATCAGAAATTGGTGTTATGTTTGGTGTTAATGGTAATCCAGATAGATTATTCGTGACCGGAAATGAAAGTTATCCAAACTATGACTTTTATTCAGAGATGAATGACTTAACATATTTTGGTGACCTTAATTCAAGCATTATAGGTTCTTCAGATTCAAAGATAGTTGGATATTCCAGGTTGGGCGATGGAACACTTGCAACCCATAAAGAATCGGTCAATGGTGAGGCAACAATCTATTATAGGTCTGGAACATTTAACACAGAGTATAATGCAGATGGTTCACTTTCAAATGTCACAGCATACTTTCCTATCCAAGCTGGAACGATTGGTGAGGGAATGGTAAGTAAATATGCGAATGCAAACTTAAGTGGTGACAAAATATATCTTTCAAAGAATGGTGTTTATGGAATTGTATTATCCTCAAATATTACATCTTCAGAAAGATATTCAAGAGAAAGAAGTCAATATATTGCAACCAAACTTAAACAACATGAAAGTTTAGAGGATGCAGTTGGAATAGCACTTGACAATAAATATTATCTAGCAATAGACAATGTTTGCTATGTTGCAGATGCAAGAATAACATCTCAAAACACTTCAGATACAGATTCTTATAATTATGAATGGTATTTCTGGGATAACATGCCAGTTAGAGTGTGGGGAATTATTGATGGCAAACTTTGTTTTGGAACAAGTGATGGTAGAGTTTGTATGTTTGATGATAAATACACAGACAGAATCTTTGAGCATACAGAAACCAATGACTTAATGTTGGATTATGAAAACAATGAGGTTGTATATAACTCAAATTTAGGCATAAAAGAAGATGATATTATTTCATTCTCAACAGATGTGTTTAAATTAAAACTCGACCCTTCATCAATTTTAAAGGTTGAAGATGGGAGAGTTTACTTAAATGAAGAAGATATTTTAACTTTCTACAACGATACAGAGGTGTATGCAGACAATGTTGGTAATTCTGGATTGAGTGCTAATAAAAAATATTTTATCTATGATGTAAATGTTGCAGATTGTTCGTTTACATTGAAAGATGAAAATGATTCAATTATAGATATTGCAGATGGTGGATTCAGGTTGTGCGAAAACATCAAAGATGTTGAGCTTCTAACAACCAATGTCGATAATGATTCATTCAAGATTAAATATACAAAAGATGACACAAATAACATTGTTTTAGTGAAATATAACAATAGCGAAAGTTATCAAATGCCAAAGGCAAATTTCACAATCAAAACTAATGTGTGTGCATTCTGGTATAGCCCAATGTTTGATTTTGGAACAAATCAAGCAATGAAAACTTTATTAACACTAACAATTTCAACAGAGCCAACAACAAATGGAAAGATAGATTTTGGATATACTGCGAAAGATTCAGAGGCATCTATCCAGGCACAAGGAATCAACATGTTTGACTTTGAAACACTCGATTTTAACAATTTCACTTTTGATTCTTCGTTTGCAAATAGTTATACAGTTGATATCAAAGATTATTTCAATTTCATTCAATTCTTCTTTCAAAGTGATAATGAATATGCATGTGTTATTCATTCAATGACAATCACTTACAAAATAAATTCAACAAATAAAGGAGTCCAATAGTATGAGCAATAGAATTAAACAAGTTTCAACAGAAACAGAAAATGCTATGTTAAGAAAATCTGCTTTCGGCTTACCAAACAGACCATCAGAAAGTGGAATGAAAGCAGATGACATTAAAAAAGCATTTTATAAATCTCTAATAGATAGTGAAAACTCACTTTTATCAGAGTTAAAAAGAGTTGTTGCAGAGGCAAATACAATCCTTGCAGAGATTGATTCTTATGCAAGTGGTCACTCAAGCGACAAATCAAATCCTCATAGTGTGACAAAAAGTCAAGTTGGTCTTGGAAATGTAGACAACACCTCAGATGCAAATAAGCCAGTATCAAATGCCACAAAGACAGAGCTGGATAAAAAGGTAAACTACACAGATATCCAAGATAACTATACAAGTATAGCAACAAATAAGCCACTATCTGCAAATAGAGGTCGATTGCTTTATAATCAACTAACAAGTGTTGAGAGTAAGGCAAATGCATCTGTAAAAACAATATCGCTCAATTCAGAAACTGGTGTATTAACAATTACTAAAACAGATGGAACATCATTAACGATTGATTTACCATTAGAGTTTTTAGTTAAGAGTGGTTATTACAATGCTAGTTCTAAAGAAATATTACTTGTTTTAGATAATGACACAACAATAAAGATTCCAGTTGCTGACCTTGTAAATGAGTATTATGGTGATGAATCAACTATCTCAATGTATGTTGATTCAAGTGATAACAATAAAGTCAAATTTAAAATTTCAGACACTTATAAATCAAAAATTGATACCAACACGAGCAAGAGGCACGAGCATTCAAACAAAGCCCTATTAGATACATATACACAGACAGAAGCAAACTTAAAAGATGCTGTTTCAAAAAAGCACTCTCATAGTAATAGTAGTGTTTTAAATGCAACAACAGCATCGTTTACCACAGAAAAAGACAATTCTTTAAGCCAAGTCATTAAAGATGTTGAGGAATTAGAGGGAAGAGTGACACAAGGTGGAACAATTATTTATGATTCTGGAGAACCACTCGCAACCTTTAATCTTGAGGAGATTGTATTTTCTGCAATAAGTTGTCTTTCAGATACTGCTGAATATGCTAATAGATGCAAAAAGGGTGGAGAAATAGACAGAAGACTCAAAGCCCTAGAAAATAAATAATAAGGAGAAAAATTATGATTTTTGAAAAAGCAAAAATTTATGGTGTTGATGGTGTTGGTGGTTCAAGTCCAACATTAACAAGAACAGATTCTGCTGTTGGATTAACTTATGAAAGAGGCACAGCAGAAATTAAAAGTGACTTTGATAGGTGTTTTCCATGGTCAGATATGACAGAGGTTGTGGATGATGCTGGAAATGTATTTATCAGAGTTCCAAAATTCTATAGCAAGATAACAAAAAATTCTAATGGAACATACAAATATCAAATTTCTGGTATGCGCCATAGTGGTTTCTCAACTTTGTTTATTGATGGCAAAGGAAATGAAATTGATTATGTTGATATTGGAAAATATGAGGGAAGTGGTTCTTCATCAAGAGTTTATTCAAAATCTGGTCAGACTGTATTGGTTAATATCACTATCGATAACTTTAGAACTGGATGCAAGGCAAATGGTTCTGGATATCAACAATATGATTTCTTGATTGATTTAATTATTAAGCAACTATTCTTAATTGAATTTGCAACAACTAATTGTCAAGGAATCATGACTGGTTTTACAAATAGTTCTAATACTGCAGCTTTGATTACTGGTCACACAGACCCAATCAAAACCCCATCTGGTTCATATAACACAAATCACGACCTTGAAACTGATGCATGGTCTGACACATCTTGCAATACAGATGGTTTACATGCTTGTAAGTATAGAGGAATTGAAAATCCTTGGGGAAATACATGGACTTTCTGTGATGGTGTTTCATTTGATAAAGAAAAGGTGTTTATTTGCACAGACCCAACAAGTTATGCCGGTGCAAAAAAAGTTATGCCTTATTCTTATATGGGTAATAGACCAACTGCTGAAGGATATGCAAAATCTATTGATATTTTTGACAAAAATCCACTTTTAATGTTTACAAGTGCTGTTGGTGGTTCTGCAACAACTTATTACTGTGATTATCACTACTATGCCGATGCAGGTGTAATCTTGCTCGTGGGTGGGTATTGGAGCGATGGCTCGAGAGCTGGCTTGTGGTCTTGGCTTGGCGACGGTGCTGTGGGTCGTGCTTGGGCGAGCATTGGTGGTCGCCTTTGTCATAAACCTCTTTAAGAGGGATAGTTAAGGGGGATATTCCCCCTTGACATACAATCAAATCAAATATTTGTAGGGTAGTGTGTGCATCTCCCTGGTTCTTCTTGCTCGTGGGTGGGAATTGGAACAATGGCTCGAAAGCTGGCTTGTGGAATTGGAATGGCAACAATGATGTGGGTAATGCTTGGTCGAACATTGGTGGTCGCAATTTAATCTAAAATAAAGTATGAAATAGCACACATAATCCTTAGCCCTTGCTAAAAAACACTTCGTAAAGAGAATGGTTTAGTAGGTTAAATCTCGAAAGACCATGAGAAGATTAAAAGGAATATTATGAGAAGAGTTGGAAATTTGTATGAATCTATATGTGATATTGCAACAATAAAAACTGCAATAACTATGGCAACCAGAGGAAAAAGAAAAAGACACTATATTAAGAAAGTTTTAAATAACATAGATTTCTATGCAAATAAACTTAAGATAATGTTAGAAACAAATTCTGTTGTGTTGTCAGAAAACAAATTAGAGGAAATATATGACCACTCTTGTCTTAAGAAAAGAATAATTACAGTTCCAAAATTCTTTCCAGACCAAATAATTCATTGGTTGCTAATAATGAAATTAGAGCCAATTATGAAAAGAGGAATGTATAGGTTCACTTGTGGAAGTGTTCCTGAAAGAGGTGGAACAGAAGCCAAAAAGTATGTTAAAAGAGCATTGAGAGATAAGAGGGTTAGATATGTTGCAAAGTTGGATATTTCAAAATTTTTCAACAATGTAGACACAAAAATCCTCTCCCAAATGTTCAAACGAAAAGTAAAAGATAAAAGATTCACAGACCTTATAGACAAAGTTTTAGAAAATGGTGGCAAAGGATTACCTATTGGTTATTACACGTCACAATGGTTTTCAAACTTTTATCTTGAGGGGCTAGACCATTACATCAAAGAAAAACTTAAAGTTAAATACTTTGTTAGATATGTTGATGACATGGTTTTACTGGATACAAACAAAAGAAAATTACACAGAGCTGTCGATTCAATAAATCAATATCTTCATGGTATTGGGCTGAAGTTAAAAGATAATTGGCAAGTTTGGAAAGTAGATTCAAGACCCATTGATTTTGTGGGGTTTCGGTTTTACAGAAACAGAACAATGTTAAGAAAGAAGATATATTTCAAACTCTTAAGAAGAATTAGAAATATTAAAAAGAGTGGATATATCACACCGAAACAAGCAATGGGATTGTTATCCTTAATAGGTTGGCTTACACAAATTAGCAATGGATACAACTTTTATAAATTAAAAATTTACAAAATATCACCACGAGCAAAATTAACAAAAATCGTGAGTAATTATAGTAAAAGGAGAAAATCATTATGAGTGAAGTTAAAAAGGTTTTTAGTAAAGAAAAATGGTTAGAGTCAGCAATGGCTCAAAAAGAACAAGGAATTCTTTCTGATAGAGAAATAAATGATGCCTTGACTATCTGGGTTAATGACCTTGATGGAAAAACCATGGAAGAAATC